CGGGCGGGGGGAAATTATTCGTTGATAAGTTTTTCCTGTATCGCGGACCAATTTTCCGCGATGGGCTCTACTTGTTTACCGTCTGATAGATCGCGGACGGCTGAGCCTGGATAAAGTTTATAGGACAAAGGATCGAGGGTCTTGGCTAAGATGAAGCTATTAGTTTGATGGGTATAATGGAACGCTATTTGATGGGGTGAAAGCCTAATTTTGTTACTAGATTTTACTTTTAATTCTACAGTAAAAAAGCCATTAGTATCAGTATAACCAAGTAGATCAGGTAAGCCCAAAGATGCTGAACTTTCTAACCTTGTCCATGAAATTAAAGGGGTGTTTTTCTTTAATTCATGCCATAATTTAGCTTCAGGTTTCAAAGTAAAATTACCATTCAATTACTATGATTATTATATTATTAATAGTTTGTCAAATGTGGGATAATGTGTTATAAAAGAAACAGAAAGAAGGATAATTAAAATGAATAACAAACAAGAAAAAGTAGATATTAAAATTACTATTCAAGAAGCTAAATATCTTGATGCATTATTATGGAAAGAACACCAAGCAAAAAGAAAAAGAGTAAATACCAATAATGAATATTTTGCACTTGAGCTTCAAGACAAAATTGCAGTCCAAGCAAATATTATGCCTTCAGACGATCAATTAGAATACATGGATTTTGTCCAGAGAGAGGGAGAAAAATAAAATGAGTAAAAGAGCTGAATTATTAAAAGACTTAATGAAAATATGTAGAGATGCTTATGATCAAGAATCAGGACACGATTACTTAGATGGTTGTTGTTCTGACGCATTATTTAATTATGTATCTTTAAACAAAATAAAATTAATTACAAAAAAAGTTAAGTTAGAAATTGAAAGAGATAAAAAATAAAATGCAAGAATATTATAAAAAATCGGAAATAGAGGATCATTTTTATGACTTTATAGAAGAGCAAGACAAAGAATGGATTGAGGAAAACAAAGAAGACTTACACCACCATTGTTTTAATACTGATTATTTTATCATTGGAACCTATAAGGCTAAGCAATGGCTAGGGGATAATGCTTTTGATATTATTGGTATTGTTAAAGATTACGAAAAAGATAATTTTGGTGAAGTGTCAACAGATCTAAGCAATGCTGAAAAAGTCGTAAATATGTATGCTTATATTGTGGGCGAAGATGTTATTGAGGATTATAAAAGAAAGGAAGAAGCATGAAAAAAATATATAGTTTTGATGACCAGACAGAGGAAAGCAAAGAATTTACTTTAAATGTTTTTCTTGACAAATTAAATTTAGATCCTGACTTTTGTATACAAGTTAGGTATATGAATTTTTATGATAATAAAGAAGATAGAGACTATCACGCTGAAGAATATTTTGAAGGGAAAGAAGACTAATGAGTAATTTACAAATGGAAGACCTTAGAGAAAATATGCAAAATGAATTAGCTGATATGACAGTTAATGATTTTACTAATCTAGTAGATAAACATAACTTAGGGGTGGATAACCTGGATGCTATGTTTTATGAATTACTAGAAATACTGGTACAAGAAAGGACTAAATAATGTTTACAATAAAAAATATTGATTATAAAAAATATACTATCAAAATTTGGGAACAGAAACCAACTTTAGGACATGATAAAAGAAACCTTGAGGAAGAATTTCAAGGTTTTGGGACTCATGGTTATGAAATATTTAATCCTAAAGGTCTTAGTATTTTTTACGATGATCAAGATATGTGGGACGAAGGAGCATGTTATCAGAATGCAATTCAAGATATTAAGATCGATTTAGAAAAGATTAAAAATGGAGTATAATAGATATTACGAAATAGTTGAGGAGTTAGAGTCTCAAGGCTATTCATATGAAGAAGCCTGGAAAAAAGCCGTTGAAATGGTTCAAGATGAAGATTGATAAAAAAATAATAGAACAATTGCGGGTTGCTAATGTAGCCCGCTATACAATAGAACTATCAGAAAATAATGAGAGCATAACATCCATAACTTATAAGCTACAAGCTACAAGCAATAAGAATGTCAGGCTACAAGCTACAGATAAGCTACAAGCTACAAGCAAAATAAAATATTGATTTTTGATGATTTACTTGATATTACTTCAAGTAGTAAATGGGATTACCAAAATTATTAACTGAACAACAAAAAAAGTTTGCTGAGTTGTTGGTCTTCAATGAAGGTCGCAAGTCACCAACCGAATGTGCCTTAGAAGCAGGTTATGCAGAAGGCTCATGCCATGTAAGAGCTTCAGAACTTAAGAATCCAAATAAATTTCCTTTAGTCGTCAAGCATATGGATGTTCTTAGAGCAGAAATGCAAAAGAAATATGAAATTACTTATGAAAGACATATCACAGAATTAGCAAGGATCAGGCAAGAAGCAATAGAAGCTAAATCTTGGTCTGCTGCTGTAAATGCAGAAGTTGCAAGAGGTAAAGCTGCCGGATTATATATAGAACAAAAGATAATTAAACACGGTAAGCTAGAAGATCTTACTGAGCAAGAATTAGAACAAAGATTAAATAAAATTCTAGATGATAATAGGGTTCTTCTTACTGAAGAAGAGAAAGAAGATGTTAAAGATCAAGTTAAAAGACCTAGAAAGTTAAAACTAGTTCAATCTGAAGAAAACGAAATCTTAGTAGATTAAAGACTTTTTCTAATACTATTAGGAAAAATGCCGTCATTCTTAAAAGTTATATAAGCATAGTACCAATCTTTTCCATACTCAGCCTTACAGTAGTTCTCTATACCATCTGGTATACTCTTCTCAAGGTTAAATAAATTTAATAAATATTCTTTTGATTTGTTGGTTAAGTTAAACATAAACAAATATTTAATATTATTTATAAAAATTAAAAGTGTTTTATAAGCACAACAGTTATGTTTATATATTAGCTTTTATCCATTTACTTAATTGACTATGACATAATAATTCAGTCATAAAATTTCCAAATGAATTTACTACAGTTTCTTCTTCTTTATCTTTTAACTGATATTGATAATAACCCACATGTAAAAACTCATGCAATAAAACATTAACTGCATCAGGGCCCCCGGTATCCATCATATTTTTATCTAAATATATTTTATAAGGTGGCTTAACTACAAAAGCTCCTTGAGCTTCCGAAACTTCATACATAATATCATGAGGACATAAAACTATCTCTATAGTAAAAGGCCCAATAGTTACAAATTCTGGGAGTTTCATTTCAATATTTTTACTATAAGGAATATTAGACCCCCATCAAGTGAAATAAAATAAAATGAAAAACTCAAACCCCATACGGCTTAGAGATATTGAATTTACCAGTGCTTACCACTACTTAGGTAAGTGTTTTTGACTATTTTAACCTTATTTATCAACCTATATTGCACATTACCACCATTACCAGCACCTACCCTATTAAAAATTATTTTTTTATACATAGGGGGTCTAACATTCCTTATAGGAACTGTGGTCTTGGGATAGGTGTACTGCTTACACAATACATGGAAATATCCATTTCTTTCTCTTCTATAAGGTCAAAAAGCTCTAAATATATAGCTTCTGTCTCCTGTATACACGTTTCTTCTGTATAATATAAGATATCTGAATGCATTCTAACACATTCTTGACCTTGTAAACATGCCAAGGCTAGTAATAAATATTGCATTTAGTTTCGTGGAGGATAGGAGATAGATTTATCGATCATACCACCTTTTTTCTTTTTCTCAGGATTAGCCTGTTTGAGTCTTTCATTTGGTTCATTATTATATAAATCTCTTTTACTAAATCTTCCTGGATCTATTTCATCCATGTATCCACGGTCCATGGATATTTCATCGCTAACATCTAAAGTTTCTGCAAGACCAATTATATCAATTAATCTTTTCTCTAAAGCTAATTTTTCTTCTTCTCCAAACTCTTCTTTGTCGGGATCAATTTCATAATCTCCACTTTCTTTTCTATCTCTAACTCTTTGCTTATCTATTTCTTTTAATTTTTCTTTAATTTCATCTATTTCAGATTCATCAATCACTTCACCCTCTTCAACTTCTGCATCAACGCCTTCCAGTTTATTTTTAAGATTACTGATTGTAGGATTACCACCGGATAAAGTAGAAAGTATTGTTTGAATGTCTTCAGGTTTCATTGTGCTAGCACCAGTAATACCTCCGGCTATAAGCGGTAATGCTTTAGCTATCCTAGGTGCTTGTGATATTAGTGTTGATCCCATAGTATTGGTCCAATCTCCTTAAAAATTCGTGTTTATAGTACCTGAATTTTTCACCTTCTACAATGAATTCTTGATAATAATTATCTATTGAACACATCATAATAACACCTTTGTTGATTTTAGTACCATATACATAATCATGAGCCATACCATATGCTGCTAATTGTAGAAAGTAGTCCCCGATCCACGCTTCTTGCTTAGGCTTATTGGTCTGTTTAAAGTCCATAATAGCGTCCTCACCTTGATGTACTCCAACTAGGTCAGCAGACCCTGCATAAAGCCCTGGATAGTGCATGACAGCCTCAATACCGTAAACTGAGTCTACCTTCGATAAACCTTTATCAATTATAATCTGGGCCATGACTGAGGCCTTCTTTCCATTGGATGTGAGATCTACGTGTTTATTCCCTATTATGTATTCCTCTAAAATATGATGCATCACACTACCTCTAGCTGCTGCATCATTCTTAATTTTTTCGGCCTGTTGTTCTCCAACACGCTTCTTCCAATCTTCTAAAAATTTTTTATCTTTCGTTTCTCCCAGAACAGTCGTCACACTAGGTAACTTTTCCTGTCCAACGGCATAATGCCTATGACCCTCGATAGCTTCTCGAACAGTCTTAGGGTATTGAAATTTATTTTTAATTACAATCGACATCTCTTAATATAACCCCCATCTTCTTTTGTTTTGTCTTTAACATTCTATAAATTTTTCGTCCTTTTTTTCTTATAGAAATGCATTTAGCATCTACAAGAGTACATTTACCATTTTTATCAACAACAACCATATCAAAAGGGCATTGAGGATCAATAGATAAAGCGACCCAATACCCTTTATTCATGTACTCTACGGCAAGTCTTAATTCACCAAGAGCTCCTTTTGCTGATTTAGTCGGTGCCACTACTAAATCTTTTTTGATTTTTTTGTTTTTCTTGCACTGACCAATCGATATAATCTCTAAGTTCTTTTTTAGTTGCCGGAGTATACCTAAGTTCGGTTAGAGTTCTCATCTTCTTTTCCATTTTCTCTATTCTATTAACTAAGTTTTCGATAATGATTTGATCTGTCGTATTCATTAGTGTAGTCCTCCTTTTTGAATTGTTCCGTTTGTTCTTGTTGTTTTTGAAAATCTTCAGACTCTACGTAGTCTGTAATCCAATCACTAAAAGATGTTTTACATCCATGAATATTTTTATTCATTTTCTTTCTCCTTTTGTATTTCTCCTTCACTTTTACAAACTTCACATTGAAAAAAATTATTCCAATTGCTGTCTACTAATAAAAATCCGTTACCCATACATACCGGGCAGATTTCTTTATTATCCTGAGAGTTTGCCATTCATTTTCTTCGCTTTTTCTCTAACACTTATTTCTATAGTTTTGGTAATACTTACTTTTGTATCATCAACTACAACGTTACTCATTTTCTTAATTAAATCATAAAGCTCGATAGGAATCGATACTGACTTATATTCTTTACTAGGCATGTTATTTCTCCTTTGTTTGTATATGGGAATTTATATCAAAATATATTTCCAATAGCAAGAAAATAATTTATTCTGGATCAAATTCTACGTCTAATTCTTCCTCTTCTTGCATTTGTTTAAGTTTATCAATGATTTTTTTAGAATTTGTCTTTAGTTCATCTGGATGATCAACGAGTTGAAATAAAATTTTTCCATTGACCATTTGTTCATACTGTGAATGACAATGAAAGCATTGGTAGACAAGTCTTTCTTTAAATTCTTCTTGTTTAACTAGAGGTGTGTATTCTGCACAATGGTGACA